ACAGATAACAGTGAAGCGTAAGTTTTACGCCCCGATTCGGTGGTCACATCTTGGCTGTTAACTAACGCTCGAAAGCTCTCTGCGGTAGCTGTTGCTGCATTTAACCCAGACCCAACGGTTGCCGCGTTTATCCCATCAATGGTTTTGAGGCGCTTCTCTTCTTTTGTATAAAAGTTTTGATAATAGGAATCTGTAGCCGCTGCAAACTTATCAACACCGCCAAAAATGTCAATCAATCGGCTTGAAACATCAGCGCCTTCAATATTGGCCTTTATAAGCGTTTTTCCCAGCAATTCAAAAGTTGAATTTACTATTGATAAGCTATTGCCAAGTCGAGTCAATGCAGCACTGGAGGCCTCGCCCTCACGAACGTAAGCAGACAACCCTTCAATTTGAGACGCTATGTTGTCGCCAAACTTTACAACTGCATTGTCCAAAGCTTTGGTTTGCTCTTCAGCGTTCAGTCCTTTGAGGGATATATTTATATCCTCGGTGTAGTTAGTAACAGCCTCTGAGCTGGCTCCAATTGCAGCAGCGTAAGCTTTAGCTTTGCTGGTTATGCTCACTATAGACAAGTCTAAAAACTTGTCCAAGGCGCTAGCTACTGGGGCGCGGTCGGTGTCCGCTTTGTCTTTTCGAAACCACCCTCCTTCTTGCTGCCAAGAGCTGTAAGTCTGGACTTCTGCGCCAGTGCTTGCCCCGAACTTTCCGGATAAGCCTTCTGCTGTGACTTTCTTTGGCCCCATACCGAAAGCTGCATTAACTGTTCCTGCAAGCGCCCCGCCGATTGCAGCCCCAATAGGCCCGCCGACCGCAAAGCCAATTGCCGAGCCGATAGCCGCCGAGTCAGTGCCGCTCAAGCCTAAAACCTTCTTGTCGCCTGCGATGGCGGAGCCAATGCCTATACCGGCCATTACACCGCCAGCAGCCGCTGCGAGGCTCCCAGCAGCGGCTGCCATACTTGACGCGCTTTGAGTCATAGTCGTCGTGAGCACTTCAGCCCCGCCCAGGCCGCTGATGCTGCTGGTGGACAGCCCCATCGACTGACCTACACTGCTGGTCGCAAAATTTGCAAACTGACTGCTGACTGTGGAGCCAAGTTTTGTGAACCCGCCATTAATGGCATCGTAAATGCCTTTTGCAGAACTCATCATGTCACCTACGCCGCCACCAGGCCCCACGCCAGTTGCACCTAATGCATCCTGAGCGACACCGGATCCACTCACAGATGCAGAAATGTTGATTAGCCACTTTTTCACTGTCATTTCATACAGCATGGCATATAAGCCGTTTTTAAGCGTGTCTTTGAGACGTGTAAATGAACTTTTACCACTGTCAAAAATACTGATAAACGTGTCCTTTGCCGCGCCTTCTATGGTTTGCCACATGCCGACTTGAGATTTAATGCCAGCAGTTACGGCCTCTTTGTTATTTACAGCAGCACGAATTTTTTCGGCATATTCAACATAAGCATCGCTGCCTTTTTCTAACCCTTGGCGCTCAATTTCACGCAGTTTGATAGTTATTTCTCGCTCTGCATTGGTCAATCCCAGAGCTGTAGTTTCATCAGCCATGTTTTGAAGGGTGTCGCGCATGGACTTGTTGCGTGAGTTTTCAAGTTCGCGCTCGCCTTCAATGTACTTTTGTACATTTTCGTAGTCATTATTACGAATCTTTTGGCGTTCTTCAGCTATTTTTTTGGCTTCATCATGCGCTTTCTTTTCAATATCTTCAGCATCTTTTACAGCGTCAGTTGCAAACTTTTGTTGTGCAATGTATTTTTGCAATAATTCGGTGTATTGCTGCACATTGATGCCACCTGATTGAAATTCCTTTTTTATGCGCTCCAGGTTTTTTTGAAAGTCCGCCTCAGTGCCGTTTTCTTTGCCCATGATTTTGTCGCGCAGCTTACCAAAATCATCAACTGCCTTTTTTGCGCCATCACCAGAACTTTTAACGGAGCTTTTTAGCAAATTGAAACTATTTGCAGCATCGCCCGCACGTCCAGCCATTCGTTTCATTTCACCGCTCATATCTGCTGCGGTTACAGTGCTTGTTCTTAGTGCTTCAGTGGCTTGTTTTGATTTTGCAAGCTCACGGTTTAGACTCCCCACCGCGCTGTTGCCGCGCTGAAAATCAGAAACTATTTTGTCGCCATACTTTGCACCGGCTTGCGAAAAGTTTTTAAGGCTTTCAGCCGATTGACTCAAACCTTGAGCCATGTTGTTATTGCCAACAAAGGATTGAAGCCTGCCCATGCCATCTATTGCCATTGACAGAGGTTTGAGTACCGCTTGGAATATCATGCTTCCCAAAGTGGCAAAAGCGCCTCCTATGAAGGTTACGCCATCTTGGACACCTGCCAGCAAAAGGCGGATTGTCTGAATTGAAGTGGCGACAACGCCAGTGCCAGCCCCTAGAGTTGTCACGGTGCCAACCACGGATACAAAAGCCTTGACGACCTCCCAGACCTCGCCTGTAAGTCCTTTTACCTCTGCCCAGTTGTCTTGAATAGCAAACTTGTTTTTTTCAATAAATTCACCAACGGATTCAAAAGCGCCCAATAACTCATTTTGAATTTTTGGTATAAGCTCCCCCACAGATGAAATAAGTGCTGCAATTCCAAGTGTCAGGCCGCTGGATTTGTTTATCTCATTGATGGCAACCATTGCGTCGTTGCGCAGCCGAGTAAACGCACCGCCCACGGTATCAGGAATAGAGCTGGCTTCGGCCTTTAGTTGTCCCAGCGACTTCATTAGCGCATTGCCAACGACATCAGCAGTTAACTTGCCTTCGCTGCTCATTTCTTTAAGCGCCCCGGTGGGTACACCCATACCGTCCGCTAGCGCCTTCATGAACCTTGGCGAAGCTTCAGATATGGAGCGAAACTCATCACCGCTCAATTTGCCAGATGCCATTGCCTGGGCAAATTGCAAAGTAGCGGCAGATGCTTCATTTGTTGATGCGCCTCCTACTTTCAAACTGGTTGCAAAAGCGTCAACAATTTTACCTACTTCGCGCGTCGTTCCTCCCAACTCTTTAATTGGGTCGCTTAGCTTGGTGTACAGCTGTGTTGTTTGAGCAATTCCAACATTGTTTGCTTGGGCTATTGCATAGATGTCTTTTTGAGCTTTGTTAAACGATTCAGTCGTTCCAGTGGCAATTTTTAGACGCGCATCAAGCAGAGCCATCTCATCAGCCATCTTGACAAAAACAGTCGCCCCGGTTATTGCTGCAATACTCACAATCAGCCTCTGCAAGCTAGCCAATCCACTTGACAGGTTTGATGCAGATTTTTCAGATAAATCCATTGCTGATGAGCGTTCGCGCTCGGACTTGGCATAACGGCCATTGGCATCTCGCATTCTGCCGTTCGCGTCTATCCATTTCCTGCCGAGCTCGTCGACGGAATCAGCCGTTTTGTTAGCTTGGCGCTCGTTTTCCTTAAGCGCCGCTGTACCCTTGGCCAGTCCGCTAGTGTCTATTGCAATGCCAATTGTGGCGAGGTCAAGCATTTTTTACTTTCTCTGTGCTGTTGTAATTGCTACTGCATCCAAAGCGGCTATTGCATCAACTTCCCACATTTGCGGGGAAATTTGCCGATTCAGGAAGAAAAAGTGTATCTCTGATTCGGGTATGGGACATATGCCACACATGCCTTGAGGCCGCTTCGCGTTAAGCTGCAAAAACCAGTGCCAGACATGCTCTACTGCCTCTGGCAAATTAGCGGGATTAATACCCTCCTGTGGCATTACCCCGCCCTTCATTTTTGCCACTACCTCAAGTGTTTCGCGCAGTGATTTGCCGTCTTTGTCGCGTCGACCTAAGCGAAACTCGCCCTCGGCAAACGCGCAAAGCTGGCTTACTGCTTCAGCAAAAAATTTGACACGTCCGCTGACGCCTCCAGCACTTGGTCGGCAAACGGTGGGTGACGGCGTACAAGGTCGTAAGCGGCTTCAGGTGTGAACAACAGGGGTTGACCACCAGACACAATACCGCGCATACCACTGATACGCACAACAGCGCCGCGCAAACCGACCTCAAGGTCAGCCTCGGTCATTGGCTCTGGGCCGTCGTTCTTGCCCTTTCTTTTGTCCTGAAATTCCTTGAGCCTAAATTTATTACCGACACTTAGCTGCCACTTTCTGACGGATGTGGAATATTCACCGCGCACTGTGACAAACCAGCCGCAGGGTTTGCCTGCATATTCAAGCTCAATTTCAAAGCCTTCTTCTGCGGCTTTTGGCGTGTCTATTTCTTTTAGGTCTAGCATCATATGACTTTCATAGTAGTTTAAAAAACACATACATTATTACACATAACCCTAAAAAAGAATTATATTTAAAGATGTGTTGAATATTTTTTATTGATGGTCTTTGCCAGCTTTATGTGAGATTTTTTATGCGGCGGAATCTTGAATTTGCAGCGTAGTCAACTGCGTAGCCAAAGCCGCACCGCCTGCTGCATTCAAAACGGCAACATAATTGTAAGTACGCTTTAAGCCAGTTTCATTGTCATCAGGTGTGTTGCTGTTGATACGAACATCACTCATAGTAAACGTCATAAAATCAGCGTTGCCAGCGCTACCTGCCGTCAACGCTGAAACAATAGACGTGGATATTTCACCAGTAAACAGAGCCGGAATCACGCCACTGTCAAAATAAGCAGTGAATGAACCACTCACCATAACTTTTCCAACAAAAATATCAGGTCGAATGTCGGTTCCAACAACACCCTCTGCAGGACTGCCTTTGCCATCAATATTAATTGAAAGTTCAGTAACAATGGCTTGAGCAACGCCACCAACAAGCAACAAGCCCGATGCAGCAACAAGCGATTGAGTTGATGTTTCAGGCGTTGGCGCTGTAAAGTAAGCGGTTGAAGCTACGGTTTGATTTAAGCCACTGGAGGTAAAATCAATCTTTGCATTGCCAGTGCCTGGCAAACTCAAATTAACTTGGGTGAACTTGCAATCCAGATTACGCTCACTAGACGGCACGTCAGGATAAAACTCCTCTACCGTGTGATAGATGCTGGTTTGGCCTGTTGTTGGCACAAAAGTGACTTTACCCGGTACGGTCACGGTTGCCGTTGCAATTGGACCTTCAGCGAAAAGCGTTGAGCCATTAAGCGTCATCACCGTGAGTACGGTAGCAGTCACGCCAACAACCAACATGGTTTTATTAAGATTGGCTACGTTAAAAGCGCCAGCTGTCAAGCGGATACCAAAACCAATTTTTATACCGTCAGTCAAAAATGAACCTGCAGCTCTGGTGACGGTGTAACTCGGGCCTGCGCCCGCAATAGTGATTGACGCGGCTGTGATAGCGGTCACTACTGTAAAGTCCCGACGCAGTACAGCAGATATCGGGTCGCTATAGGTCAATGGGGACAAAATTCCGGTAATTTTGCCGTTTACAAGTTTCACGCCATGACGAGAGCTTGTCATTTGCTGTGTACTTGTAATCTCGGACTCGGTGGTGTAAGCCTCTTTTGCAAGCTCAAAAGTAGATTGTTCACGTCGAATGACTTGACCGCCACCTGTTAGTGCGAGTGTGCCTTTTGATGCTTGGCGTGCAATTCGCGTAGTTTTAAATACGCCCTGTGAGATTGGCATGATTTGTCTTTCAATTTAAGATGTAAAAAGTCCTTTGGGGACTGGGTTTGCCGTTTGACGGGCGTAAAAATTCTAATTTTAGGTTACTGTTATCTGACTTTGAAAGTTGATGGTTATGGGCAGGGT